ATGTCCTTGCGAACAAACCACTGCTTCTTGCCTGTGTAAAGCTGAAACGGCGGGTGCTTGATCGGCGCTGCGCGCATGGCGTAGTCAAGCTGACCTACTAGGACTCCGAATTCTTCAGCAAGTTCCTCAATGGTGCGTAGCGGCGCACGATGAACACGCTGTGCAGGCGTGGTGATTTTGTAGTCCTTAAAATAAGCCATCTTTTACCTTTCGTCCACCGGGAATTCGCATCAGCGCCATTGTGTTCATCATGCGTTCAGCTTCTGGCGGCATGTCCACCTCCCACTGATCGACTGAAATGCTCACGAAGGCTCCACTCTTTACCTCGCCCAAGATGGCAGTCACCTTCTCGAACGGAATTTGATAGACCGCGCCATCGGCGCAGCGCAGCCCCACCCTCTTGACGGCGTAGGTGCGCAACCCTGCCAGGTTTGGCCGTGAGACCGACAGGAAGCGTCCAGCTTGGGTAACCCGCACCACGGCGTCGGTTGCCCAATAGGTTGCCTCTGGGCGCTCCCCGGCCTTGAGCTTGGGGGTCTCGATGGTTCCAAGCAGCTTGTTACCCACCTTGACCGTCCGGGACGTGAAGGTGCCGCACTTGCTGGCTTTAGGTTCGCTGACGCGGCGCTCAAAGCTCATATCTTGCTCCAGCAATAGGCAAGGTGTGCTCTCATTGCAGCGACCAGCCTAGTAGGTCCGTCCTGACCCTCTGTCTCGTCGTTGCAGGGGTCTTGGCCGCCGGAGCATGCCCACCAGACACCGCGCTCGGGGCGCCAAAGCGCACTGATCTTTTCCCGATCAATGATGGGGCCAGCTTCCTCATCGCATTCAGATGGCGAATAGCGCCAGTAGGCTTCGCTGTGGGGTTCGATGCCCTCGATTTCCGCAATCATTTCGTCGAGCGCAATGCCAATCAGGTCTTCAACTTTCATGTCAGCGCCTCTGCGTAAATCTCGCCAAGATATTGCGAGTAAGGTTTCGGAGCCTTGCGAATTGCACTGCGCTCTGTACAGGCTTGCACGGTGCCGATAAACTGACCTGCAGGCGCCCAAAACAATTTATAGGTTTTCATGGGTTCTGGAATCATCATCAACCTCTCTCAAATAAATTACTGTGACCACTGAATTGTTCAATACGCGACCAGGAGGGTAACGACGCATCATGCTTGCCACCAGCAGGGCCGATTGCTCGTCCTTGGGGTGGTCCTTCCAGTTGTGTGCCTGGTGCGCGTGCAGCTTCGCCATGTCAGTCAAGCTGCCCACGTGCACCGAGACCACGGTGGCGTGTGTAAGGGACTTCAGGGTTCTCGCATCTATCAATTCCAAACGACTCCCAACCACGCACTTTTCTGACCATCCCTTTCCAAGCCGGAAAGTGGCAAAGTCCCCAGCTAGTCCTCTTCTTGGGTATCCAAACTTAAGCTGCAACATTCGTTTTCCATGTCTTCAAATTGACAATGTTCCATATAACTGACTGCGACACTCCAAACAACTTTGCCGCAACCCGTTGAGACATACTCTTGTCGGCGCACATGCGCCGAATTTCCACTACCTGCTCCCAGTTCAATTTGGCAGAAGGGCTACTTTCCCCGGAGTGAATTTTTGACAACTTTTCTCTTGTCTCCTGACTGACTTTTTTGCCGCGCTTTGATGCAGCTAATTTTTCTCGTCGCTCGTCAGTCCACGCCACCATGTGCGACCCGGCAAGAGCCTTAATTGCGAGCGACTGCCTTTCCTTCGTTGCTTCTGAGGCTGTTCTACCTAAATTTGCTTGACCAATTTTTCTGGCAGTCTCTACGCTTCTGACCCTTAATTTCATAAGTGCCGACAGCTTCTCTTTCGTGTCATCACTTGTTACTCTGCCGCGAGAGGCATCGCCAATTTTTCTTCGCGTTTCATCAGAAACAGAACCGCGCCCCCTTCCGCCAAGTGCCACGTTGTAACCGTGCGGAGATATTGAGTTGTGTCGTTCGATCCAGTAACACTCTGCGCTATCAAGCTGTTCTTGAGTTGGACAAATTTCGATCACCTTCCATGTGAAGGAATTCCACCCATGTTTTCGTATAGCTCTAGCAATTGCCATATCAGACCTGTTGCCGCCTTTCGATGCAGCGGCATATTGATGAGATTTCATTCTGTCAAGTGGGCGCCTGACAGTTTGACCCACGTAGCATTTGCCATTGACTTGATTTTTTATTAGATAGATATACATAAGTCCATCCTAATGGAGCCAATGGCAAAGTCAATCCACAACAGAACCGGGCGCATACTTTTCAGCAGCGCCCTTTCCAAGTCGGAATGTGTTGAACTCGCCGGTCAGACCCCGGCGCGGGTACGAAAATGAAAGGGTCATCCTTTCATAATAGTGACCGTGTTCAAGCCATTAGCAGCTTGATCAGTTCCGGTTGCAACTTTTCGTCTTGAATCTTGGCGCTCAGTGCTGCGGGGTAGTATTTCTTGCCATCCCACACCACGTAGTTGCCTTCCTTCTTGAGCTTGTCAACGCCAACCAAGTGCTCGATCAAGCCAAGGGTCGTATCGAAGTGGGCACGGCCTTCCTCGTCGTACACCAGGCGCAGATCGGTTGACTGGAACGGGCGCGAGACCTTGTTCTTCTTGGTCTCCATCCCGATCAAGCGACCCAGGAACTCTTTGTCGCCCGATGCGTCCTTGCCCATGATCTTCTTGGCACCCAGAGCGATACGCACCGAGGCGTAGAACTCCATTGCCACACCGCCGGGAGTCGTTGTCGGGTCGCCATAGACCACACCGGGCTTGGTGCGGATCTGATTGAGGTAGATCGCCGTCACTTCAAACTCGCCAACGTGCTGGTTGACAGACTTCAAGGTGGTGGACGAAACCCGTGCCAGCGCAGTTGTGTCGTTCATGGTGTATTCGTCGATTTCCTTTTCAGCCATCGACTTGGGGACAGCAGCGGCAACTGAGTCAAACACCACCACAATCGGGGCGTCTTCCGCAATGTGCTTGCCCTTGCGAACAGTCTCGGCCACTTTCAAGGCAGCGGTATTGCCCTCTTCCCAAGTTTTGGACCGCTTGTAGATGAACTTGGGGAAAGTGGTGTCCAGACCCATTTCTTCCGCGAACTTGGCATTGAAGGCGCGCTCCCAATCAATGAAGATGGCGATACCACCGGCGCGCTGTGCGGAGATCATCGCTTGGGTTGCCAGCAGGGTCTTGCCCGAGGCAGACGGCCCATAGATTTCAATGATGCGGCCGCCCGGCAGACCACGGGTGTAGTCACCGGAGAGAATCTTGTTCAGGGGCGGGTAGCCCATGTCCAACCAATGCTTCGGCTGCGTTTCAATGTCGTTCTCGCCAACTGCGGTGAGAAGGGCTTTCGCCAGTGCTTCCATGCTCATATTGTTTCCTTGATGTATTGCGGATTAAAAGTCTTCAGGATCATGTTGAGTTCCCGAAGAATGCTGGCAAATGCCAGGCGTTGACAGAGAGCCTCAAATTTCTCAGGGCTGAAGGCACCGGGATTGATGATCAATTCCCCGGCTCCTGGCTTGCGCGAGAGCGACCAGTCCATCAGCTTGACGTTGCGCTCGAAGACAGCGCGACCTTCCGGGCTTGCCAGGAATGTCTCAGGATGCACACGGGTTGCCTTGGGGCCGCTGACCTTGGGCGTATGCGTCCCTGAGTCAACTGCCGCAAAGAAGCTGCTCACATCCTTCCACTGCGCCATAAATACCTGCGCACCCTTCTCGCCCATCCACGGGATGCCCGGCACGTTGTCAGAACTGTCGCCCTGCAACGCCTTGCCATGCACGAACGATTCAGGCGAGAAGTACCCGGTGAAGTCCAGAAAGTTGTCGGTGTCGCATTTCCTGTCCCGGATCGGGTCAAACCATGTGACGTTTTCGCCAACCATCTGCAGCCAGTCCTTGTCACCGGAGACCATCGTCACCGAGCGGCCCTGTGCCACCAGGCGTGGAATCAGGTGACCGGCCAGATCGTCGGCCTCAAGCAGCGGAGAGCGCATTTGACGCACCCCCAACAACTCAAGGCTTTTCTCGATGAATGGTGTCTGACGTTTGAAGGCGGCTTTGTCGGCTGCCTGTTCTTCGTCAAGTGCCTTGCGGTTGCCCTTGTACTCCGGGAACAGGTCAAGTCTGAACTGCGCCTTTCCGTCCCAAAGTACCAGCAGCTCCTTTTGACCCGGCGTGGTCTTCAAAAGCGCGTGTAAGGACTTCAACGTACCAAAGATGGCCTGAACCTGCATGCCCCCGACAGTCAGTTTCGTGCCATTGTGGTTCGCGTGGGCAATCGAATTGCCATCAACCAGCAAGATGTGCTTCGCCATAATTCCCTCTGAGAAAAAATTGGGGTGAGCCGAAGCCCACCCCGGAGGTCATCAGACGATGAATCAGGCCAAGTTTGCGAGCAGATCGTCCAGCTCGTCATCACCCGTACTGACAGCGGCGACTGCGGCAGCAGAAGCAGCAAGCACTGGCGAAGCAGCTTTTGCAGGCTTCACTGGCACGTCGCTCACATCAGGAGCAGCAACAGGTGCAGCAATGGCTTTCTTGGGCGGTGTTGCAGTGGCATACGGGTCATCAGCTTCTTCCAGGGCGGCAGCGCCCTTGAATGGGATGGCACGTGCGGTTGAAGGGGCAGCAAGCAGACCGGAGACCGAGCGCACCTGATTCAAGGCACGCAATTGGTCTTCGCTCGACTCTTGAGCCACGTACTCGTCCAGGTCATGCAACTTGGAACCAGCACCGGACGGCAGAGGCATGGTCTTCGCAGCCACTTGCACGGTGTACTTGGTCTTCAAGCCTTCGCCTTCGCGGGTGATCAGCAAGTCTTTGCCCTTGGACAGATCAAAAAGCGACTCTTCAGCCTCTTCCCATTCTTTGGCAATGTTGATGATCATGGTGAACGCGGTAGGCGGCAGTTCAAGAATCTGAACTTCACCACGGGTGGCTTCAGGGCCGTCCAGGTGAATCGCGTTGACCAGGATGCGGCCAGAGCTACGTGCGTCTTTCAAAATGTCCATCGTGGAGTCGTCAGTCGCGGCCTTGATGCCCTGGCTGATGGCGTCACACACGGGGCAGTCTTTGCCGAAGGTCTTCGCGGTGCACATGTAAACGGCCTTCAGTTCTTTGGCTTCGTTCTTGACGAAGTGCTGACCGAAGTCATGCCAGAACTGTTGGTTCGCACCGCGCCATGACGGAAGAATGCGGTAGCGGCCAGTGCCCGGAGCGGGCTTGATGGTCTTGCGGCGGTTACCCGCGGCGAGTTGCTGTTTCTTGGCGTTAATCAGATCGAGAAGGGAGGACATAGTAGTCTTTCAGTTTTGGAGTTTGGGTTGGTTGCGACCTTGCGATCACACCCGTATTATAGTGCGAAGATCAGTCATTACTGACTGCCTCACGATGGCAATTTAAGCAGCCGCTTTGGTTGCCATCAGCTCAAGCAAACGAGACTTATTGGTCTCATTGGCGACCACGCGCAGCGGCCCTGCTTGTTCACGTGCGGCATCCCGCGCGATCTGAAGCAGCATGTCCCGGCGTTGATCAAAGCTGCGTTCTGCAGCCTGGGCCAAACCGTGTTCGCTCCGGGCATTGATCACCCGCATGGATGCGGCGCGGTAGCGCGGGTCAGTCACCACGGCAGAGCGAATCTGGACCTCGGTGGTCTTGGGGTTCTCTTCCTTCAGGATGACGCGGTGCTGCGAGTCCAGTTGCGACTCGGTGATCTCCAACGCCTTCTCAGCAATCTCGTACTGACGCCTGGCACGGATGGATTTCATCGCGTACATGGCGTACTTCTGAGTTTGTTGCTGCATTTCCGTTGAAATATCAGTCATGTTGATTGCCACGTCTGCCTTGAATTCGTCAGGGTTGACGTATTCAGACAGAGGCGCGACTTCGTGGTCGGTTGCCATAGTTTCCTTTCGTAAAAACGCAAGTCATTGCTGACTGATTATAGTAACCTCAACTCAGGAGTTCGCCCAATCTCTCGAACGTGGACTCAATCAGTTTGAGGTTGCCGGGGTTATGAAACAGGGTGGCCGGGTTGATACCGAACACCACCGTCGCATCCAGATCGGAACGGTAGATGACCTTGCCTGCAAGGTCTGCTCCCGTGCCTTTGATGCCTGGACTGAACCAGCGCACCGAATTTGTGCCCATCGCAATGATCACGGGCGGTTTGAGGATCTCAATTTCTTTCTTGAGCCACTCGCCACACCCATTGATCTGCTCGTTGGTGAGCGCCTTCTGTTCTTTGGGCTTGCAGGACTTCACCAGCGCGGTGTAGTAGCCATCAGCGGCCTTTAAGCCCACGCCCTTGAGCGCTGCCTTGATCACATCGCCGCCGTCGCCCTCAAGCATCTTGCCAGCGCGTTCTTCTTTCCAGTTCGGGTTGTCGAATACTAGAAGAAATTTTGGCTTATCGCCCATGCGTGGCAGCGGGTGCGGTGCACCACCGAGTGAGCACCCG